ATCCAAGAGATGATGTAGATACCTTGGATAATCCACCAGGAATAGACTTCCATGATGGGTCAACTTGTAAGAGTCCATTAATTTGATCAGTCAAAGAGTCAAAAGCACTCATTATTATTTAGAACAGAGTTCGTCTTTTATAGAGTAGCGCCAGACCTTTCTGGTTATAGAACCATGACGCACCATTATCAAAATCACCAGTATTCTTAAAATCGCGATTAAACATGGGTTTCTTTGATTGATCACCTACAGGGTTTTTAGAATTTTGTGCTTTAAGAGTTACATACTTCTTTCGTGCAATTATTAATTGAGATGCGTCCATTGAACGACCAAGCTTTCCTGTAGAATCTGTATTCGGCATTTATTATGACGCAATAAAATAATGGATGAGTACAACGATATAAAGCAAAAGTATTACGATATTATGCGAGAAGCTCGTGAAGCAAGTCCAGAAAAACAACCTGAACTTATTCAACATCTTCTTGACCTAAATAGTGAACTAGCAAAACAAGTTCGTGAATATATTGCTAGTCAACCTTCAGTAGACATGACACCAGAATTAAAAAAAATTCAACAAGAATATTTGAAGTTACAAGAATCAACTGATAAAAAGAAAACTCTGGACATTATTTTGAATGAAGATGAAAACAAGATTAAAAATATTAAATGGCAATTCAATTTGCTTTTGTTTTTCTTAGGTCTATCCATTCTAACTATTATTTACATGATTATACGACTAGGAGGACAAAAAATACTATCGACAGTGAGCCCAACGTGATATATTGCCATGACATAGATGGTCTAGCAGTATAAGTTGGTTGTGGTTGTTTCATTAAAGCACCTGTCAAGGTATCCTGTTCTTTCAAGTATTCTGTATGTAATTCTTCTGAGGTCTGACCTTTTTGAGATTCTAAAATCTTATTCATAGTAGCCATAGCTTGATCAGCCACAACTTTATACTTCGTTTCCCCAGTTAATTTATATTGTAGATGATTATCACGATATACAGATTTTGCTGAACTCCATGTAGTGTCCATTTATTTACTCTGTAGTATTTGCTACACAATATCTCCATGAACGAGAATCACCTGCTGATTCAGAAAATCGGATAACTTCAATTAGATCACCAGGACGAGCACCAATCCATTTAGCAGCTGCATCTTGAGAATCAATCCATGCAAGTTGTTCACGTGGTTTTGTGATCGCAAATTTCTGTTCAAGAAGATGAACTTCTTGCTGACTCAGAATTCGATGAGGAACATATTTACGATGTTTAGAAATATCCGTTTGAAGTCTCAGAATATCAAAGATTTGTAGAAGTGCATTTTCTTTCTTAGAGATATAACTGCGAACAGTATTCATAATCTTTTCAGAAGATGGAATTACGGAAACAATTATAGTTCCGTTAGTATAGCCATTTTCTGAAGAGAATTTAATATAAGAAGATAAATTTGCTTCATTAATACGACTTTTATCACTAAAGATTACTAGAACTTCACCGATCTTATACATTCTAGTTTCATCTAAAACAGATGCTAAAGGTTCAGGTTCTCCTACTTTAATTCCACGAGATTCCAGCATAGATTTCAAAGTTACCAAAGCTTTCTCTTCCATTCTTTTTCTTATTGTGGTAAGTGTAAATCTTTTCCATTTTAGAAGTAATGAGGACTCGTAAGCGAGGAGGAGTTCGAATTGGTCAAGGAACTGAAACCTGTGTATACAAACCACCAATTGCGTGTAAAGATGGTAGATCAATTCCACCAAATACAGTTTCACGTATTATTAAAACGTCTGATGAATTAGTAAAACAAACACAAGTGAAAGAAGCACTTAAAAAAATTAAAGCAAAATGGTTACCTTATTTTAATTTATTCGTAGATTCTTGTAGACCTGTTAATTTCAAACCAGAAGATTTAATAGTTCCATGTGATAATATTAAACTTAATGATGGAGATGTAGATGTTGTAAATCTATTCACAACTGTACAAGATCACGACATACTCAATTCAGATGGAACATATTTTAAAGACCAGGCAACTACACACGAAGCCTTGAAAAATTTATTACATGCTGTTATTGAATTAAATAGTCAACCAGTTCAAGTCTTTCATCGAGATGCTCACTATGGAAATATAGCATGGATGAATGAAAAACTTGTTTTACATGATTGGGGGTTTGCAGTTGTTGGAGATAAACAGATGTTAGATTCATTAAGTATTAGTGATTCAGCAACTAATCAGTTTAATATTTTGAATACTAGTGATCCTGTAACATTTGCCCAAGATCGTAAGTATAGAAAGGGGTTTGCTAAATATAATATTATTATTAAAATTTTAGAATGGAGTTCAAAAAAATATACTTTAGATCCAGAAATCTTATTCCGATTATTTGATACTTTATCTATTCTTGGAGTTCAACGTAATGAAGATTTCATACATCATACAAAAACTTTATGGACAGATGAATTATATGATGAACTATTTGCTTTATATGTAAAATATATGGATATATGCTCTAAATCTACACTTTCACGAATGGAAAAGAATGCAGTTCTTCAAGATCTTACTGGAGAATTACATACAGCTGTAGATCAGGCATTTAATGTATTACCACCTGTACCTTCTTCCAAAGGTGGTAGACGCAGACGCAGAAAAACACGTAGATACTATAAATGAAAGAACTTTCATGGATTGCTTTAGGAGTTGCCGTAATTGTAGTTTTAGCTATGCTGACAAAAACGTGGGAACCATTTTCTTTAGAACTTGTAGATAGTACTAATGTACAACGAACAGATGCTAACAAAGATTCTTCATATAATCAAGTTACAAATAATGTAAAGCCTCCAAGCGATTTAGGTATCCCTCCTGTAACAGGAATTGAAACACCATTTAGAGTAAATATGTTTAACTCATTTGTGCCAACATAAGGGTCTGTTTAAAATTTTCACGAATTCTGGCGTCTTGTTCAGGAGGATATTTATTTTCTTTTAGAAGACGTGTATAAGCCATCTTAGCAATATCAAATGCTTTTGTGTATGATGCTACAATAGAAAGTTCATCCCAGACTTTCCAGTCATATGTATCTGATTCCAAAAAGAGAAATGTGCCTTTAGGTTTATCAATTATAGATGCATACATACACATAGATAGTAGTTCTCGAGACCACTTTCCTTGAGCTCGGCATACGGCAATATAAGAAACTAAACATTCAGATCGTTGAGGACAAATTTCGTGTGCTTTCCAAGCCCATTCTTTAGATTGAAGTAATCTTGTCAGATTTAGAGCACATACATATCTTTCTTCAAACCATCCACCAGCTTCAAATCGTTTTGTGTACCAAGCAATTGATTCTGCTTGCATTCCAGCATCACGATAAGATTGTGCCAAATAAAACATATATCTTTGATTTTCAGGCTCATCTTCCAAAGCTTTCAACAAAGTTTCAGCATCATGCTTGTATTTGTTTCCTTCTAGCATAGATCTAGCACCCATCGTTCTTCCAGTCATCCAAATTTCTTTAGGAAGACGTATATGAATATTACCTTGTTTATCATTAGTTGGATATTCATGTAGAACACCTTCATATCTCCATCCATCTCCTGCTTTGAATAGTTGTGTACGTTCATATTCTAAAGTTCCACGACGGAGATGAATATTACATGCATTAGGTGTTGTAGTATATAAAGCTTTCAACAAAAACTGTTTTACATCGGGTGGACCTTCTATAAGATCATCGGCGTCAATCATCAAAATATAATCCATCTTTCCAGTACATAGATTTAGAGCTTCAGTTCTTGATTTTCCAAACCCTTTCCAATCACCTTCATGAACAATTCCATCAATTCCTTTAGATTCATAAAAATCTCGAATAATTTTAACAGTATTATCGGTTGAACCTGTATCCAGAATACAGAATGTGTCAATAAATGGTAGAGAAGCATTCAACACTTCATGAACAATATGACTTTCATTTTTAACAATCATAGACAGACCAATTTTGTAGAGAGGAAGTCGTTTTGGTCCAAGCATTTTAACCAGTTTTTGGTACAGCATATCCCGTTCAACAACTGAAAATCCATCAGGAACACGAGCACACGGTTCAGTCAATACAGGCATTCCAGCCCATTTCCAACGATTACATCGAATAGATTCAAATTCAGAATAAGTTTCTGAATAATGTAAGTTTAGAAGAACATGAGCTTTACCAATCTGTTTATCACGTTCATCTCCAAACAAATCCGTAATCCATTGTATCCGTAGATATTGAGATCTCAAATCTTCAATAATTTTTCTACGACGTTCAGAATGTGATCCTATGACTACAGCATCATATTCTTTAGGAACATCTAGATATCCACGTAGTTTTTCAGTTTCTTCGAGACGTTCTTTATACGGCAAATATGTTCCACCAACAACTTTAATATTTTCTTCTGAAAAATCATAAATTTCTTCTACTTTACTAGAAAACGTTTTATACTCTTCTAGTTTTTCAGGAACACAAAGTTGTTCAGTATTCAAAAAGCTTACTTGAGAACCTTCTGGTAAATTAGGAATGCGACGAACGCAAAGATAAGTTCCTACTTCGAACACAGTTTCGTTATTATACAAAACGATAGGATCTTCACCAGCAAACGATTGTATATATTCTTGCATATATTTATATTCATCTTGATGACAGAGGATCGTCATTTATTTTACATAGCGTCTAGGTCTAAAATGACTTTAACTGGAGGAGGAAAAGTTCCTGAAATTCTATACTGAAGAACTTCTTGCCATACAGTTTGAAATGATGGCAAATTACTAGAAAACCATTCTATGTCTTTTTCAATCAAAAGATCCTTTCTTGATTTCAAAGACCAATATACAACATCCCAATCTAGTCGATCTTCCATAAAAGATACCATCCATTCTTGAATTGATCTAGAATCGGAAAGGGTTTTATATATAACTTTTCTTGTTTGATTGTTAACCGCAAAACAAGATTTAGGAGTCTGAATTTGCATCCATTCAGCAAATGAGTGTTTCACAAATTTGAACTCAACATATTCACATTCTTGAAGACCTGTACAAGCAAGCTGGAGTTGAACTTGATCATAATAAGAATCTGGGATTGGTGCTCCTGGATCAACATCACGAGAAATTGGACATTTAATTTCAATCAATCTTCCGTGGCGTTCTGTTCCCAATAGTAGACCATCAGGCGATGCTCCCAGAAAAGAATATTCAGGATGTTCAACACATGCCAAATCTTTTATTTGAACTCCAGATTGTTGTATAAATTCTTTTGCTACTTCTTCAAATTGCGTTCCCCAATCTAGAGATGCTACACCTCCAGATCCTCCAGTTCTAGGAGTCAATTTTGACATAATCAATTCACGCCTAGATGCTGCAGTTGCTGTTGATTTAGCTTTAGATATTTCAGATGCTGTCAACATATTAGATCTTCTATTATGCCAAGCATCAGTTCTTTGATCACAGTCTCCATAGTTTTTAATAAGAGAATCAATAATCTCTTGCATTATGTACTTATCTTGCTACGCTTTAACTCATATACGTTTTTGATGATAATGTATTTAGTACGGTAGGTAGACCTCCAACATATGAACCAACAATAACAGGTAGAATAAATTGAAATTGTAAAGTTAATGTAGCTAAAAATTCAATGATTTTTAATGAATGCATGATGAGAGGATCAATTAAAACAACTGTATATGTCCCTACTTGAGAATATGGAACATGAGTTACATTAGGATCTGTTAATCTATTAATAATAGATGTTGTAACAACATTATCATAATGCGTTGACAGAAACCCGGTTGTAAAGCAAATAAAATATAGAGTCACGACTTTTGACCATGAATTTAAAGTAATTCCCATGAACTGAGTAGTATTAACATTATCACCACCTGGACCAAAATGTAAGAAACCATTTGTAAATGAACCTTCGACGTCTAAGTAGACGAAGTAAATGACTAGAAACACAATAAATAAAATAACCACAAGATACGGGTTGTAGAAGTATTCCATTATCATTTTAACAGAGGATTTTTACTTAAGTAATGGATCAAATACAAAGTCAAGAACAATGGGTTCTGCATCGTCTCGAAAAATTTTATCTAGTACAGGAGAACCTTCTGAAAGTCAAAGCCGTCCTGTCAGGAGAATCGGTTCTTTCTTTAAGGTTGATCGATTGGTTTGTAACGAATTACGCAAAGATGCACAATGTATCATTCACGAATCAGGGGAAGTATGTGACAGTTTACCTCTCTTACAAAAGTCATCTCAAAGCGTACAGCAAAAAAATGTTCGATCCATTTTGCCGTTGCCGCCGAATAAAGTTCGCTGATATGGATACGACTGTAGGTCAACTAAATTTTTTTCAATGGATTATATCTGATGGTATTTTAGATTATATGTATACTCATCGTGAAGAGATTCATCAGGATATGGAAGCTCGTATTCATGCTTCTAAACAAACGAATAAACGTCATGAAATTTCCCAATGTGCTTCTAATAAACTGTCTACGCACAGTGTTCAAGTAAAAGTTTCCTTCAACTAATCAAATGTACTCGATACTGAGACCCGAATTAGTGTACACCAATGTGTCAGCAGACATTCTAGAACATGATGAAGACTATGATGCTTCAGAATGGTCATATTCTGGAAAACAAGTGTACAGAGGAGCCGTAGATAGATCTTATACTAAATGGAACCTAGATGTGTATTGGTTATATGATGATTCTTTACAACGTATAGGTCTTGCTGAACATGATATGGATGATCCTTCTATATTTGAAACGTTATGGTTCCGCGACACACCTTTTGGAACATTATTGCAAGAAGACTGGACTGCTGGAGAATCTCTATATGAAAAAATGACACCTGAAGCTTACCAAGATGCTTCTGTGTCTAATGTTCTACTAAGATGTCATGGGAAATTGTTGACACCAGATTATATTGTCAATGGTATTCCAGAAGCATGGGAATGTACTGAATGTGGAACTAGATCCTTTTCACTGTTTGAATGCAAATCAGTGAAAAAAATTGAAGTTTCCTCCAACCTTTTTTTTGTAGATTCTTCTTTAATTATCTACACTCCGCCATCTAACTCTAGGCTTAAGCTTGAGCACGGCGTCTGCGTCCTCCACCGCCACCACCGGCAGCTGGAGGAACCTCCTGTGCTTCAGGCTGATTCTCCTGCTCTTCCTCCTGAGTCTCTTCAACAGGAGCTTCAGAGTCTTCAGCAGTAAAGATCGATGCAGCACTCTGACGAGATTGCTGAAACACCTGGCTGTTCTTGACTCGCCAAGATACACCAAATGACTGTCCAATAATATAGACAGAACCGGTAATCACTAGATTCGCCTGAACGTACTTTTGAAATACGGACTGAAGAGAATCGGGAGTCAGAGCATAAGGATTCATAGAACCATCTACAGCATCCATATCGACGCGACCGTCGTACACGGGAATCTTTAGACGAAGAGAAGGAGGATACTTACCATTAGGTACATACTCATCTCCTTGCTTGTCTGTAGACACACTGAGAATGTTCTTGAAGCTATCACGAATAGATTCCTCAGAACGCTTCTTGCCAAATAGCTTGGAACTGTTCTCGGTACCCCATGTAACCATCTTCTCTTGAAGATCTAGCATAAAGTTATACAGAGGTCCAATTGTAGGATCATCTGATCGTTCCCGAGCGAACGGATCACACCCCTTGAGGGAAGCGATCAATGTATAAGACATATTCTTCGTCGCAGGATCTTCACGCTGGATTAGACCAGCTGGAAATGAGATTCTTGGTAGACGAAGTTGTAGTGACTGTCCTCCGTATCGCATCTGTACACCTTTACCGCCTTGCTTATTGATCTTGGGCTCACTAAAGGAGACCTCGCTAATATTTGCATTGGTAGAGTGAATTACTGCGTTAGTAGACATTCTTGTTTTTATTCTTATTCTGTAACGTATGTGTAAATCCGTTTTCAAGAAAGTATACATATTAAGATAAGAATGCTGTGTTCGTCCACAAGAAGTCGGTTATCTACGACCAGATGTTCATTGAAAGCGCTGAGAGGTATAAAGTTTTGTGGAAAACATGCTAAGAGTAAGACCAAGACATTATGGAAACCAGATTTGACAGAAGACGAATCTGCAACAAAAATTCAGAGGGTTTGGAGAGGATGGATGGTTCGTCACTTTTTATATCTTGCTGGACATTCTATTGATTATTCAGGTCACTCTCTTCGTCGTTCTGAATGTCATAATGAAGAAGAATTAGTAACTTTAGAAGATAAGGAACGACAACATCCTCTAAACTTTTTTTCATTTGTTGAGAATGGAAAACGATGGTGGTTTGGTCTGGATACAATGTTCAAACTAATTCAAGAAACAAATCCTAGCAATCCGTATACTAAAGAACCATTTTCCAGAGGAACTAGAATTCGAATTCGTGAATTACATGATCTAGCTTGGTACCGTAAATTACATACAACTCCAGAAACACTACATACTAAAGCTGTAGCACTGTGCCATATTTTAGAAGATATATTATTTGAAGAAATTTCTTATACAAGATTTGAATACATGTCTAAATTGTCATTAATCATTTTTACTTCACATGTTCATCGTCACATCGAAGCAAGATCAATCGAATGTGCGAGTGTAATCCGAAGAAAACATTTATTTGTTATTGAATCATGTTTAACAAAACAATTTCAAAATTATCATCTAGACTTCTTGCTTTTTCAGGTTATTAGTACACTTTTATTTATTCTGCGTTCATCCAAGAATAAATTTCCTGTCTCGTTCATAATTTTTGGCGGACTTCAACAAATGTGATTTAAACAGGTCACGAGTATACGAAGTATAACTGCGTTAGAAATGTCCTCTGCTTCTTCTACTGTTAAAGCAAACAAGATGCCTGCCAAGACTGCCAAGACCGCAAAGACTCCCGTAGCCGAGACCGTTGTCGTGCCCGTAGTGGCACCTGTAGCTGCTCCCGCGGCTGTACCTACTGAGACTCGTACTGCTGATGCAGTACTGACCTCTCTTCAGGAGACCCTCAAGACCCTGAAGTCCGACCTGACTTCTCGCCTAGCTGCTGTATCTCATGACCTAGTTGAGGTATCCAAGGCCGTAAAGCGTGAACTTCGTGACTCCAAGCGTCGTCGCAAGGTAGATCCTGCCACTCTATCTCCTGAGGATCGTGCTATCTGGGAGGCACGTCGCAAGAACAACGCATTCCTAAAGCCCCGTCTTCTTACTGATGAGATGTGCACGTTCATGGGTCTACCTGCCAAGAGCCAGCGTTCTCAGACTGATGTGACCAAGTTCGTATCTGCTTACGTAAAGGAGCACAACTGCTTTGACCCCAAGTTCAAGCGTCGTATTGTGCCTGATACCAAGCTAGCCAAGCTTCTGCGCACCAAGGACAAGGACGAAGTGACTTACCTGAACCTTCAGAGCTTCCTCAAGGTCCACTATGTAAAGACCGCTTAAGCACGATGACTTAAGATATGTAAGTTAAATTAAAAAAATAACATTTTTAAGGTGGGAATCCACACTAAAAACGTTGTTCTAAATAAATGAACATTTTTGCGGTATTTGTGCTTGTGTTGACCGGATATTGTTTAGCATGGGCAATTTACCGTCAGATTATGACTAAATATCCTAATTGGTCTTCACGTGTATTGGCTTTACCAATGATGGTTGTATACGCAATTGGATTTCATTGGGGTCTAACAAACTTTAACGCCTAAGTGAAAACATAGCCACAATTAAAGTCATTGTAGCATCCATAGTAGGATCATGTGCTTCACCTTTAGGAAGATGTTCAAGAACTTTTTTGATTTCAGGACTTAATTTATGTTGAATACAATTAAATGTATTTTCTAGTTTAGCGGATCCACATAAACGTTTAGATACCGGATTCCAAATAGCAATATCAATTATCTTTTTAGGTTGAGGATATTCAAAACCTTTAATACGGCATAAATTTTGTAAAGCTTCTAAATCTCCAGTACCTTTTACAATAATAGTTGATTCAGAAAACACTTTCAAAAATTTACGAACCCATGAATAAGGTTCATGATGTTTTTTAATTTTAGGATCATTTTTGTATAACCTAATTGCTTTATTCAATAAAGCTTTTTGTTTCGTATCTAATATTGATTTATGAGCATCAACCCATTGAATTCCTATTTCTTCTTGAATTTGATCTAATTCTGCTGCAGTTTCTAATTTTACAGTAGCAAATTGAGAAATAGGTAAAGCTACATCATCAAGAGGACAATCTAAAGTAACAAAGAATTTCTCTTTGATTGACCATCCTTTTGTTTTTTGACACATGAATCCACCTATTTCACGAGGAATAAAAAAGTAATCTTTTTCAGGAAGGTAATGAACATCTGCTTTATTAAATAGATGCCAGAACTCACAATCAAAAACTAGTATTGGATTTCCGTATGAAAGTGAATCAAGAATTGGACTATCCATTATTCTTAAGCAGATGCTTTTAGAAGTTGAAGAAGTACAGATTTAGAATCTCTCTTGCCATAAGGAAGACCTTTCTTAGAAAGAAGTTCACGAAGTTCAGAAGTAGTTTTTCCTTGAAGATCATCAATATCTTCGACAATTTCAACAGCAGGAACTTCTGCTGGAGTTTCTTCAATCTCAACAGATTCACGATCATCTTCTGCTTCAACTTCAGCCTCAGGTTCAGGCTCGGCTTTTACAAACTGAGATGCTACAAAAGAAGATAGAGAACTTACTGCTTGAAGAACACGGTTTTGTTGCCAATACATATAGCCCACCATACCTGCAAGAACAGCTACCATTGTGGCTAAAACAAGGACAGAAATATCAACCCAAGACATTTTATACTCACCTCGGAAGAAACCTTCTCTCTTTAAACGTAAATGAGTACTCCAGACGCTTCTCAATTTATCTTGAAAAAACAATATCAAGCGATTCAACGTCGCCAGCAAACTGCTCAACCTAAAGGATTAACACATTTATCTGTACGCGTTCCAACAACGACTGGCTTACCTATATTTCTTCCTTCGATGACAACAAAAAATATCTCATTATTGAGACATCCATTAGTTAATTTTCCAACTGGAATAGTTTCCAAAGCTAAATCTTTACCTTTTCGGTTTTATCATAAGTAACTAAAACTCAGCATCAAATTTCACTTCCATATCAGCAGCGCTAATACCAATACCAGGTTTAGAATATTCAGAAACTTTCTTTTCAAAGAAATTTGTTTTACCTTCTAGAGAAATCAATTCCATAAAATCAAATGGATTTTGAACACTGTACAGTTTAGGAATTCCTAGTTGTACAGCGAGTCTGTCCGCTACATATTTAATATACGTAGTCATATCAGACGCATTCATCCCAATTAAAGAACATGGAAGAGCTTCTGTAATAAATTCAATTTCTTGTTCTACAGCTTCACGAACGATTTGTTCTACTGTTTCCGAATTCAATGGAGGTAGTTTATGATACATTGCTACTGCAAATTCTGTATGTAGAGCTTCATCACGAGAAATTAATTCATTAGAAAATGTTAATCCAGGTAGAAGTCCACGCTTTTTCAGCCAATAGATAGCACAAAATGAACCCGAGAAGAAGATACCTTCAACACAAGCAAATGCTACTAGACGTACAGAATATGAATCTGTTTTATCAATCCAGTTCAGAGCCCACATAGCTTTTTTACGAATACATGGAATTTCATCAATGGCTTGAAAGAGTTTTTGCTTTTCTACAGGATCCTTTACATATTGATCAATTAGCAAAGAATAAGTTTCAGAATGAACACCTTCCATAGCATTTTGAACTCCATAAAAGAGTCTGGCTACAGGAGATTGAACATCACGCTGAAAACGAGTTGCCAAGTTTTCTTGTACAATTCCATCAGATCCAGCAAAGAAAGCTAGAACTTGTTTAATAAAATGTTGTTCATTAGATGACAACTTTTCCCAATCTCCCTTATCACGACTAAAATCAATTTCTTCGGCTACCCAGAAAGATCCTGATGCTTTTTTATATAATTTGAACAGATCCTGCTCAGAGTCCGCAATAGGAAATAGAGTATATCTCTGACTCATGGATCTGGTATCAAACATCGAGTTAAAGCCAGATATCATTTTTATCTAATAACTCACAAATGAGCACAGGATATCCGTTTTCAACGCTATCTGGAAATAATGTTCTTGATCAAGTTTTATCTCCAAAAATTGTAGGTTCACCACTAACTGGCTATGGTGTTAAGATGGATCTAGGTAATATTGATACTATGTACTCGAACCAAATTGGCACAACAGCACATCGTGTATCGGATATATATGGCGTTACTTTACATTATCAATATTTAGATCCTCCTATTACCGGCGGAGGTGGTGGATCAGGTGTTACGGGTCCAGTAGGTCCAACTGGTCCAGCAGGTATTCGTGGTAATACTGGAATAGGAATTGTGGGTCCAACAGGTTATAGCCAACAAGTAACCGTTGATCAAACAATTCATACAAATACATTACTTCCATTTGTTATTGATTTGAATAATGTAACACCACGGATTAATCCAGATGTACATTTATCTTTTGGCATTCCTCCAGGACCTCGGGGTCCACCTGGTCCACCCGGAAATGGAACACAGATCATTCAAGGTCCTCGAGGAAATGTTCTGTTTTTTGACGGAGCTACAGGAGTAACATCTTCAAGTGCAATGAATTTCAGTAATCAAACATTAACTGTTGCTAATGAAGTGGTCAGCGCTGGAGCCGGAAATGGACAAATTAGATTATGTACTACATCTGCAGCATCATTTATCCAATCAGGTCCATTCTCTAACCCAAATCAAGGAAATGTTCTTTCGGTAGGACGTCTTGCTTCTGGACAGGATAAATCTGTGATTCAAACAAATACTCAATCCTATCAAGTAGCTATTGGTAAAGGAAACACACCAACTGGTAATCCAAATGATCAAACTTTAGATGTGTATGGTAGAACGTTACTTCATGTAGATGCGGGAGCTAATTCTTCTGGAGGTCTGACAGCAGGATCACCAATTCATGTTGTATCAGGAACAACAGTTGCAACCGCTTTAACTTCAGGATCATATCGCGTTTATGTATGGGGAGAAGGTGGCCAAGGACCAAATGCTTTAGCCGGAGGTGAAATTGAATTTGATTATGTAGTTCCATCAACAGGAAGTAATTTATCATATTCTCTTACAGGAGCTGGTGGATTTAATGGATCTGGATTTACAGGAGGTAATGCAGTTACATTAACTCTTGATGGAATACAACTTTGGGCTTATGGAGGTGGAGGTGGATCAACATTAACAAATGGTGGTGCTGGCCAGACTCCACAGGGTGGATCTATTGTAACTGATACAGGTTCTATTGGAAGTTTTTTCCAAATTTCTGGTGGTGGTAGTTCATTTACATTTGCAGGAGCAAAGTTACAAAGAAGTCCAGCTACATCTGCGTATACCGTAAACTTTCCTACTGGAACATCATTTACATTTCCTAAAATTATTCCTAGTCAGACTGGTTTCACACAAATTCCAATGCATTCAGGAGATATTATTCAAATTAATTTAAATGGTGGTATTGCAGCTGTACCTTCTGGACCACAATTAGTCGGTGCGCCAGGTACAACAGGATCTCAAGAATTGTTTTCTATCACAACTGAACTTACTAATACACCAATCATAGTTCCTCAATCATCAACTCCTCATCCAGAATACGGTATTCCAACAAATGGTACAGGAAACATCATTATTCCAAATATTGAGGTGACTGGTGCTGGAATTCAATTATATACACTACCTTCCGATCCTAATTTAATTCCTACTTCATCTATAGTATCAGGTACATCGTCAGCTTCATTTTTAGGCAATGGATCAATCTCGTTTGCATCAACTAATGCAAATGAAATTAACGGTCAAATTATTACATTATCATCACCTATGGCTGTAACATTTATTAATGCTTCATTAAATGCTGAAGATATTACAGCAACAATTACTCAGAGTTTTATTATTGGATTTCATTCTTATGGGACAACATCTTTTGCAGGTGATGGTACAGCTGGTCATGGAGGTGTAGCTATTAATGGCGGCGGTGGTGGTGGTGGTTATCTAGGTGGAGGTGGAGGAAATCAAAATATTGGAGGAATTGGTTCTTCTCTTGCCGTTAATGGAATTATCAATGGTACTAATAATTCAATATCTCCTTCACCTATTCCTTACCAAAATCAATGGAGTACCACATATGGATCTCCTGGATTAGCAGGTGGATGGATTGTCATTGAAAAAAGAGTTTCAAATAATTTAGCTCTTGGTGTGACAGGTGATGTTTTGATTACAGGAAATGAAACTATTGGAGGAATATTAACTTCACAAGCATCATATTCAGGTGGATATATAGGTACATCTGGAACTCCAGCTGGGCTTCCTCGAGGAGCCATTGTAGGTTCATCAGGTATTACAATCCAAGGCGGCACAATTGCAACTTCTGTACTAACAACAACAGAAACACCTGGTGGTACCTGGCAATTAAATTTGAGCAATGGATTAAATGTGACACAGCAATTATCCGGAGCAGCTGCAATTTTTTCAGGGTTATTAACTGCTAATGGCGGTATTTCACTTGGTTCATTTGCTCAACCACAAGGAGCATTAACTCCTGCTGGAGGTGGACAATATAGCATGACAATTTCAGGATGGAGAATTATCTGGGGGTACGAGCAAAACTGGACACAATCAAATAGTAATTCATTTAGAACAGTTAGTTTCAGTAGACCTTTTTCAGGTTCACCTGTTGTACTTTTATCACCAGTTTGTACTGCAAATTCTGGTCCTCCGATACATATGAATTCTTTTTATGTAGATACCGCATCTAATCAATTAACCACAGGTCAGTTTTGTATTGCTAGCCCAGATATTCCTGTTAGTATAGTTTTTTCTATTGCATGGATAGCTATTGGTCAAGCCTAAATCTCTTAGCAAAGCTAAATCTTTTGAACCAATTTATGGATACTGAGAGATGAAACTCCGGAAGCTTCTGACACTTTTTTCATATCTTGTTTTGTTCTAAATCCCATAATGTATGCTACAACACCAGCAACAATAGTTTTGGGGGAATTTTCAAATTCATCTTCTGATCTAGACGCAATATCGTATAAAAGGTCAATAATTTGATCACGTTGACCAGAATTCAATTCTAAAGAAGCACACAATCGTTCTGCAATACCTAGCTGGGTTTGAAGAACGGAATTCTCGACTTTTTGAAATCTGGAAACGGCTTTACATAATGTACGAACATTCACTTCAAACATATTAGCAATTTCTTCATAAGTTCGTGAAGCTTCATTTTGTCGACATGCTATATATAACGTAGCACCCATCAAAGCACGTCGAGTTTCTCCACGAACTTTTTGAGCATCATCTAGATTTTTATACATACCACAAGCATCCATATAAATAGATTTAGGAAGATGGTAATGGTTACATACGTGTTGGATTTTATCAAAGATTCCTAGCCATGAACGATCATTATTTGATGACCATGTGGATAGACGCTGTAAAGATTTAAGTTCTACACTTTTAGTTGAAATTCCACGAAAAGAAATAATTGAACCGTAAGAAGAATCTGGAAGAAGTTCAGATGTAGTGAAACCAACTCTGGACTTATCTTCTTTTGAATCTTCATAAAATCTAGCTTCTGATGTTTCATCAAAGACCGGAAGACCTACAAGGCCACAATTTACACAAACATGCTCACCACCTATATGCTCATATTTATGTTCACACATTTTTAAAGGGTTTTAAAGAATCGTGAATCCTATTCGTTTTTGGAATAAAAAATCGATCCATCTAAAATTGAACCGTGTAAAGGAAAATATTTAGAAAAATGTTTTGCTAGATAAAATTCATTAACGTATTTCAATTTTTCAGTCAAAGAGTCTAAAAAGATAAATACAGCAAATAAAAAGAATGTTCCAAGAATATAGGTATCAAATAAAGTTTCCAAAGGTTTGCGAATAGGAAACAACGGTGGTAACAATTCAATATAATAAGACGACCAAAGAACTGTAATAGCAATGATTATAATTTCTACTGAAATGTCTAAAAGCTTATATTGTTCAGATCTTTCTTTCCATGAAGAATCAAAATCATCAAATAAGTAATACATTACAAACGAAAGAAATACACCAATAGCGGTATATAGAACAGCCAGAATTCCTGCGTTCAATGTTACATAAACACCTTCTGTAAATGAAACCTTCATTTATATATAGTAATTATCTGAATCCTGACAGAAATTCTGGATTATAAGCTTGTGGACGATAATTTGTGGTTAATGTAGTACGTCCAATATCTTTTGTTTTGACAGGTTTCAACCATGAAATCATTAAATATTTTTCTTCCACATGCCATACCCAAAATCCTGCTCGAAGTAGCTCGTTCATTAAATAATCTACGGCATCTTTGAACGCGTACAGAGGATAGCCAAATACAAAAGAAGGAACTTCAAATAAGATATATGGAGCATTAGCATTTGCAATAGCTTGTTGTCTAACTTTACCTTCAATTTGTGCTAAAACAGGTTTCATGGCGGCCATCTTATAAATTCGATGTTCTTCTTGCTCTTCCCATACGTCTCTAGCTTTCATCATCTTGTCCTTCTTATTATTAAATGCAGGAGTTTCGTATTCTTGCTTTAGGCGGTGGAGGAATTAAAGGATTCTTGGAAATTGGTGCTTTAGAAGAACTAGAAGAAAAAGTAGGTCCTTTACATGAACATTTTACAGATGGTGTATACGGTTGTTCAGCAGGATCGTTTGTAGCTGTAGCTGTAGCATTTGGAATACCTGTATCAAAAATTCGTGAAATGGGTATTAAATATATAGATTTAAAACGTTTTTATCAACCTTTAGACGTTTCAAAGTTTCAGCTTATGCTTACTGAAAAAGGTGTATTCGATATGTCTCTTGCAGAAAAAGTTTTACAAGAAGGATTTAATGCTTATGGAATCCAAATTGAAACTAAAGTTTTAGGTGATGCATTAATTCCATTGAAAATCCAAGCTTCAAATATTACGAAAGGTGTACCCGCGATCTTTCAAAAAAATGTACCTGTTCTTAAAGCTATGTTAGCTTCAGCATGTATTCCTTTTTTATTTCGTCCTCAGCAAATTAATGGATCTCTATATGTAGATGGAGGATTCCTAACAAATGTATTGACATCAATAATTCCTGAAGCCGATCGTGAAAGAACATTAGCTATAAATGTTATTCATACTCAACCTGAAATTACTATTCGAAATCTGAAAAAAATTAGTCCAGTCGATTTTTTTTACAAATTATATAAAACATCATGTCTTTACGAGAAAAAAAGATCTGCCCTAAAGAATGAAATTGATTTATATTATGATAAAGGATCTGGCGTATCTATTTTTACTGATAAGGAAAAAGAAGATATGATCTTATTTGGTCGTACTCTTACTAAAAACTTTCTTACCGAGCGCGGCTACTAAAAAAGCATCAAAGTTTAATGGATCTGGAACAGCTTTTAATTCTACAACTTTATTATGTGTTTCTAATTTGAAAGTAGGATAAGCTTGGATTTTATAGAGTGCAGCCTTACCCTTATTTGCTTCAGCGTTTACATCTTCAAACATTATAGTATATCCTCCATATGTTGCTGGATTATTTTTTAATTGTTGTTGAAACGATTTCCATGGAGCCTTAGAACTTTTACAGTATGGACACCAAGATGTATAAAAAAACATGAATTTAGCTTGTTGTGGTTCTAATCCATTATGTTCTAAAGGTGGATCTTCAATAATTAATTTTGAAACAGGAAAGTTACCTGTTAATAACCGATAAATTCCTATAAGTGCTCCAAAGACTATAAGAACTACAAATAAAGAAAGAAGTAGATCTCTCATTTACGAAAGTCCGGATATAAAAGTTTAGCTTGTTTTTGTCTTTCAGAAAACCATAATCTGTACGCTTCTACTTGAGTTGCACCTTCTGCGATTTTGTATGCGATATAGCAGGTCTGTCGCTCGGGTTCCCATGGTTTGGGGGTGATTCGATACCAGCAGCCTTTATACCTGAAAATCCTAGAAACTTTTTGATTCTTTTCCAAAGACTTGGTGGTTTCGAGAACTGATTCCATTGCTTAATTGTATACGTGTTGCTCATAGATAAATTACATCTTGAACAAATCGGAACCAAATTCTGGATCGTAGTTGCTCCACCATGAGATTCTGGAATATCATGACCACATTGAAAATCAAAAACTGTAATCATATTTTCACACCAAACTATCTTGCATTTTCGTTCGAATTTGCGTCCCATATGAACTAACCATACTTGTTCGCGCAAAGCTTTAGGGATCTTTTCTTTCATTAATCTTTAAAGCACGTTCATCTAAAATGGAATATTTTTTTAGTGAAGCAACAAAAGCAAAAATGTGTGATATTGAAGAGCCGTATGAACGGTATCAAAGAATTACAGACATTATTAAAGAACTTGAAACTAGCTCACCATCTAGAAAAGCATCTTCATGGTACAATCTACATTCAGACCTATTGAATTATTATCGTGAAAATTTGGGATTGTATTCAAAACTACATCCCGAAATTGATCATATTGAGTTTCGTAAGAAATTAGAGTATCTAGATCATCTTCACGAAAAACTACTGAAAGAGTATAATACCTATCAGTGGTTCAGTGCTTATGACTATTTGAGGTATAATGAAGGCATTAAATGGATTGTAGATTGGTTATCATCAGAAGACGATTTATGTGATTTGTTGTCTGTGTTAAAAGTTTGATTAAGCAGGGAAACCTACTAGACCGGCACCAATACCGAATCCTGCGCCAGTACGCGCAGAAGCTCCTACAGATGGAGCATAAATATCAAGAATAGCAAACGTACATAAAGCAACTAAAGAAATCATGGCGATCTCGGATAGTTTAAGAACTTTTCCAGGAAGAAGGTAGGCAGCTACGGCTACAGCTAGACCTTCAAGAGCATACTTAATGGCTCTGGTCAACAGATCGGACATCATAGAGGATACTTGAGGAGGAGCTGCTTTTTCCATTTATATTCAAGAAAGGAATAAAAGTTATTAATAATGAGGATAACGTATACCTCTAAAATTGACGAGGATGTCAAGAAAAAATTCCGGATATTTAATGCCGGTGAGCGGCAATTTGATTTTTATTTAATGTCCTACTTGAACTCTCCAGATAGTTGGTCCCAAGAAGGATATTTCTTTGAACAAGTTAGTCGTGATTCAAAAGTAGAAATTACATTATCTTCAACAAAAACGATTGAACAAGAATGTCCTGGTATCACAGGATTATCATGTGCTGAATTAGGAGGACGACGAATGTATTTGAACGCAGAACGATGGTTTCATGGCGCTCCAAAATCTGGGTTAACTCTCGAAGATTATCGACAATATATGGTATCGCATGAAATGGGACATATTTTAGGACATGATCATGAATCATGTCAATGTAAGGGATGTAGGGCGCCTATAATGATGCAACAAACTTTAGGATTAAAAGGGTGTACACCAAATACAAATGTCACTTATAAATAAAATGATGTGCGAAAAGAAACCACAAGACGTTGCTCTTGCTTTATTTGTATTAACTATTGTCATATTTTCATTTGGATCAACATTTTATGGGTTATTCAGATATGCGTTTGATTTAGGAGACGATGAAAAGGCCGGAGTTACACGTGATCATTTAATTTTAGGTGGAAATATTTTACAAGTTGCTGCTTTAGCTGGAGTTCTATATTTCACGCAGTTCATTACAAGTCCTTTAGCAAAAATGTTAATTATTGGTTCAGTATTTCTCTTAATGATTCTAATTCTTTATTTGACTAATTATGATTCATCAGATAAAACATCTGATTGGGCTGGAATGGTTCTTCTGGTCGTTGATTTGTATATTAAAACTACTGCTATTTTTATGGGGTTTGGCGTTTGTTCTATGGATCAAGTACCCACTTCTTTAGCCGCGATGACTAAAACTCTTACAGGTGGACATAAACGGCGTTAATTTCTTTCGATAATGTAAATGGACAAGATAGGTTATACAGTATTTACGGCTCTAGGTGTATGCCTAATTGGAGCCGGTCTAGCTTTTCAGATTCTTTATATTGAACATAATCAAAATGATGAGCTAGGTTATTTACCTCATCAAATTGTTTCGATTATTTTTAATACTGTAGTTGTTATCTATCTTCTATTTAACTTAATGGTGTATAGACCATTTGAATCTCAAATAGCTATTGGTATTTCAACTATGGCATTATTAATTGGGTTTGCTTTAGAAATCTATTCTACACAATTTAATGTTTCTACAGCAATGCAAGGTGTATCTTATGCATTTGCTGGAATTAATGCTTTAATTCGTTTGTATCTTCTGATCAGTGTACGCTGCGGATCTTATGCTACGTCAATTCCAGATGCTGTAAAAAAACTTCTGGAAGTAGCTAAACTTGATCCAAAATTACCTGGAGCTGATAAAGTTGCTGCTGCTGTAGCCAGAGAAGTTGCTGCTCAAGGTGACCAAGTATCTGCTGTAGATCCTCAGAGATTATATAACAATATCATGTCAAGTTTAGGATCTCTAATTCCTGATGATAAACGAAGTGAAGCTAAAGATGCTATAAAAAAGAGTTTAGGACTTCCTTTAGTTAAACCTCAACAAGGTGGACGCAGACGTTAGTCTTCTCGTTAGAACTGGCTTTCATAAACTGAGCTTTAAGAAGTAAAATGCCCGAGACCCTTGATAAAACTGATTATGAGGGAAAGACTATTGATTATCTTGAAGAAGATTCTGAAATTCCTACCCAGAGATACGGAATCATCTCTTTTTTGTCCCCTGAAAAAGTCATCAAGCGTAAAGAACAGTTCTTCCATGAGAAGTTCATTCAGTGGCTGGAATATGATTGGAAGATTGTAGGTATGGAGAGAATGATGGATTTTCTTGCCAAAAAGTACTCTCTAAAAATTGATGATCTAATGAAGGATATGCAAGAGTTTACCAAAGTCCATAATGCCGAAATTAAGGCAACCGATATTATGGAAAAGTATCAGGTATTTTTGCTGAAATGTGAAAAGGATTTGGAGACTGAATTCACCGAGAAAAACGAGTTCCAAACTAATGTGCGTGGAGTAAAGATTCGACGAGTGTTTGCTAATCTAGAAGAGGCACAAATGTTTTGCAAGGTACTTCAGCGCAAGTACCCTCGTGATAATTTGTTTCTTGGTAAAGTAGGATGTTGGCTACCTTGGGATCCTTCTGAACATGTAATGCCTGAAGTTGAATATGCTGAAAAGGAGCTCAATGAGATGATGCGCAAATACAAGGAGAATGAAATCAATAAAGATATCTTCTTTGAAGAGCGTAAGAATGAAAAGATTGAAGAACAGCGTAAAGAGAATGCTAAACGCAAGGCAGAGAATGCAGATAAGGGTCAAGCTGAACTCAAAGATATTGCCAATGTTCTAGAGAATGCAGCACCTATTCATCCATCTGAAGGCGGAACTCGTGAAGAACTAGATTAACCTTTTTTCACCCAAACTTGTGGACCTTTCTTTGTTTGTAATTTAGCTGCGTCAAATTCATCACCAGCTAACATAGTGGAACTAAATGGTTGATTTCCTTGCCAGAGACTGTCATCACATAAATGGAAAGAAGGGTGATCAGAAGCTTTATACCAGAAAACTTGATCTTCTAATTTATTAGATTGAACGCCATTTACAACAACTAAGCATTCAAATTTTTCAGTACATTGATCCATAAATTGAGAAAACATATCAAATGTAGGAAACATACCTGCAAAATTTTCATAAATTCTTTTGCGATTGGAAATATTATTTTCTCGCAAAATGAAGACAAAATCAATATTTGTTCTTAAATTAGGAGGAACACCTAAAGGATATTGCATTGTAATTAAAGTAACCATATCAATGTGTCGACCATTCATGAAAATATAACGTGTAGATTCTTCATTAATCCAAGATTTGTCATATAAACAATCGTCTAAAATTAGAAACGCTCGTGGATCTAATTGAGAATTTCCACCTCTTTGTTTCTTTTCATGATTACGTTGTTGTTTGACCGCTAATTGACGTTTAATAGCATTCATTACAATTTCAGGTTTGTATTTGTCATGAATTAATTTAGAAGGAACCATCTCTTGAAAAAAAGGATTAGCTACTTCTGTGCCTGAAATTACTGTTCCAACAGGAAAACATTCACGAGTATTTGCTAAAATATCACGAACTAAAAAAGATTTTCCAGTATCCTTTTTTCCGATTAAAACAATCATTGGAGATTTACGTGAATCGATCTCACATCGTTCCACAATTGTTTTTATAGAGAACTTCTTAATCTCAAAGTTCATCGCGGTAAGATTACTTAATCCTTAGTGTATAAAAGAATATAATGAAACGTAAACAACATTCTGAATTAAGATGTAATCCCATAAGTATGCAAATTTCTAAACTTCCTGTAAAAAGTCCTTTATTTGGTGTTCAAAAATTACAACCGTTTTTTCCTCCTATTGAATGCCTATTTAAAACTGAAACTGTAGAAAAAATTTCAGAGTATGGAATTAAATTTCCTGATCAGATTCCTGAAACAGCTCATGCTAAAATTACCATGCTTTTGAACCCATATAAATGGATGAAAGGAATTCAATTAGAATTACCTTCTTCATCTGAAGATTCTGTTGAAATTCGTAATAAATTACAAAGTCCTAATAATGCTGCATATGTAGGTTCTTTGCTGAATGCTGTTCTTTCTTTAAGCAAATGTCAACATTTTCCCACAGTTTATGGTGTATATTCTGGTGTTTCTGAAGAATTTACCTTAGATATTTCTGATGATTATGAAGAATTATGTGAACGACATGGTTTTCTCGTAATGTCGGAAAAACATTTACTTTAAAATTAGAATCTTCAGGTGAACAAATTAAATATACTCGTAGCGCACGTCTTCCATTAGAATTAGGTGATGAAGTAGATCTTGAAGATGTTGAAGAATTAGTTGGAATTTCTTCTGATGCTACAGTAGCAACCGATTTTCAAAAAGTTTTTGAAGAAGAAAATGTCCCTGATTCAGATTCAGACTCTGATGTTTCTACTTCATATATTTTTGATATTGAATCTATGTCTGAATATTCTTTAGATGAAGAAGATGATGATGAAGCATTTGCTTGGGCTACATTTAAACATGTTCCTGTCCAAATGACGATCATGGAAAAACTTGAAGGAACCTTTTATGAATTAACAACACAGATTCAAGATCCTTCAAAATGGTATGCTTGGATGTTTCAGATTGTGTTTGCTCTAGCATTTGCTCAACGTAACTTTGGATTCACGCATAATGATCTTCACGGTAATAATGTGATGTACATTCGTACAACCCAAGAGTATTTTTATTATACATGTGGCGGAACATCATATAAAGTACCAACACATGGATATTTATTAAAGCTTATTGATTTCGATCGTGGAATTGGGTATGTGCGTCTACCTGGAATGAAAGAACCACGGTTTTTTATGAGTGATCAATTTGATGCTTCAAATGAAGCTGGTGGACAATATAATATGCAACCATTTTTCAAAGAATCATTTCCGATCGTAAAACCTAACCCATCTTTTGATTTAGTCAGATTAGCAACGTCGATGTTCTGGGATTTATATCCTGATGGTCCTGATGGTGATTATAAAAATGATCGTTTATTCAAATTGTTTATTAAATGGATGACATTAGAAGATGGAACATCAATCTTATTTCATGAGAAAAATCCTAAGTTAGATAGATATTATGGATTTTCATTATATAAAGCAATTGCTAGATATTCTAAAGATGCTATTCCTAGAAAAGAATTATCCGAATTCACTGACTTTATTGGACAAATACCAGCAGGAGAACTTCCTCTCGTAATAGATAATTAATGAGTTGTCCTTATAAATATATTCTAGGTATTCCTGGAAAGGGATTTCATTCAACAAGATTTATGGGATTAGCTTTAAATGATACTTTGGGAACTATAGGTCTTGCTTTATTAACTTCATGGATATTCAATATTAATGTATGGTTATCTTTAATTGTATGGTTTATTTCGGGTGAAGTTTTACATTATATGTTTGGTGTTCAAACAGCATTTTTATCAATGATTGGTATTAAAGCGTGTTAAAACTTTAATAAAGATCGTACAGAACCGTTTACACCGTGTATAGATGCTAAAATTCCTAAACAACATAATAATATTTGCCACCAAATAACTGTGGTTCGCACATCATTAATCAAATTATATAAATTCCATCCTAATCCAAATAATGACCATAAAAAAATTATAGTCCAGAACACCATTTATAAAATGGATTGTAAATTAGTAAATAACGGTCTTTCAAAAGGATGCAGACTACATTGTATACACGCTTAGGCGAGCAACTTATTACGGTTTCAGGCAGAACACCTGCTTCAAATCCTAATAGAAATGGTCAGCGATATGAAAAACTTCTGGCAAAGCAAGGTCTTCGTCTAGAAGACGTTACGACATTCATGGAAATCAAACATGTAGGAAGAGAAATACTCTTTTCGTACACGTTTTCAGAAAAAGATGGGGGTTGGATTATTGGTATTTCTCATGGAAGATCATCAGTATGTTATGGTCCAATGAGTTATGAAGAATCTATAGATGAGACACTCGATGTATGTAGACGGCTAGGTGTTTGTAATTAGGGTGGTCCCCTTTTTAATAGGAGCAAAGTTCACCATTACTATAATATTTATACTGAGGACGAAATCCAAGAGCCGTCTGATGAAAGATTTCTACACGAAAATTAGGATACTTTTTAGATTTCATGATAGCTTCTTCTTCTGTCAAATAAATTGTCAAATCTTCCCATTCGGCACCATTAGGAACTAGTACATACAGGTACATTTACTGTCATATGTTTACTATGTTTAAAAGGTAGGATTACCAACAAACATTTCTTGAATTACTGGTCCTTCTGGAATGACCTCTTTGATCAATTCAACAGTTTCAGGACTCTGAGTGACATACACAATGCCGCCAGCCATTAATCCACCAAATACCATTAATTTAATTGCGGTAAACCAATCAATTTGTTCTTCTTTTGCTCTACGATCTAAAGCATATAAAATGAAACTAACAAGAGCGACTCCTACTGATACATAGAGAATCCACATTTTTACTGTGATTCAAAGAATCGCTTTATGGATTTAAAACGAGGTCACTCTCTTCAATTTTCGCATCAAGTTCAGCTAGAGCATCAACTTCAGGGACATTAACTTCTTGCGGTTTCTCATCTAATTCTGTAATAGAAATACGATCTTCTTCTTCTGTCAAATTTAATACAGGTAGTTCACCTTCATCTTCATCTTCAGATTCAGATTCAACATCTTCAAAGACTACAGATTTAGATTCGGCTGGTGGAGCTTCTTCTTCAGGTGCTTCAGAAAAATAGGATTTAGCAATAACTTCCCAAGGCAAAAAAGAACGAACAACATCGTCAATAGTCTTATCAATGATACCTTCAACTTCACGACGATTACGTGCTTGTTGTTCAGAAGAAACGGCTTGAGTCTTAAATAAGAATGCAGATTGCCATAATTTACGCGCAGAATGTTTATACAATTCATGAATGAATTTAGTTACATTAGGCCGTTCAAATTCTACTTTAAGTTGTGAAGAAGCGCCACGATATTGTAGAGCAGCAAAAGATTTCATATAAGCCAAGAAAACTCCTAGTAGAAGATCGTCAATATAAGTACATTTAGATGTTTTAATAATACGTTCAACTTCTTCACCTAGAGTCGATTCAGACCATTCTGGGATTTTAGTTACCATATTCTGAAATGTTCTGATTACTTCAGTAGGTTGATTATTACGATCGCATAATTTTTGTGCTGTTTCTTTAACACTCCAAAATCCTTCAGCTACACATGGAACTAATAAAGTTGCTAAATGTTCACGAAGATGAATCTTAGCTGTTTCACTCATTTATGATTCTTCGGTATGTAAAAACGGATTGTAAAAACGTAAGAATAATGATTTTACATAATTCAAAAATGAGTAAGCCTAATGCGATGGCAGATTTGATTAAAAAGATTAAGGAGAAGGAGAAAAATGAGAAGCCTAAGCCTAAACCCTAAAGGGAAACAAAGTGGAATTCATAAAAACGGATTTTTACTTTTTCATAAATGAAACGATTAGAAATTAGTTAAAATGGCTAAGAATATTGATGCACTAAAGCAAGAGATTGCAGAGTTGAAGCAGAAGTTCGCGGATTACATTTTGACTACAGATGCGCGGATTACTGCGCTAGAGTCTTCTTCTACTTCTAGCAAGAAAGAGAAGAAGGCTAAGGCTGAGAAGCCAGAGAAGGAAAAGAAACCTAAGGCTGAGAAGCCAGAGAAGGCTAAGACAAATTGTCCTAAGATCAGTAAGAAGCTCACAGAAGAGCTTGAGAAGATTCTGGGAACCCGTTATCCTGAGGAAAATAAGGAGAGAGCTGAAATGAATAAGAAGTTTCGTGACTTTGCTAATGCTATTCCCGAAGAGGAATACAAGACTATGGAGATGTCCGTCATTGTGACGAACTTCGTAGCTGAACTTAGTAAGCATGATCCCAAAGGCGATGATACCGAGGAGGAAACTCTGACTGGTGGAGGAGCTGTGAAAACAATGTCTCTTACCGATTTGGTAGATGTCCAAGATGAGCTTACTAAGACCTCTGATATTGGAATCTATCTATTGGATGGAAGCAGGATAACAGGTCCACTCCGCGATGAGGAGAAAGAAGATCTGGTTACAAAGACCTTTAATGGTAAAGAGTATGATGTAGATGAGGCAACTGGCCGAGTATATGATACCGATACCGAGGAGTTTCTAGGATACTCACGTATCAAGAACAAAAAGTTTGACGGTCTGATTGGCAAGAAGGCATAAAGAGGTAACCTTTTTTTATCTTTGACGACGCATAAATCCAAAAATTAATGCTATAGGTAACAGAACATACATCCAAGATGTTCCAAATGAAAGTAAGGTAATTAATCCTAAAATTATACCCGCACCTACATTTTCGTACGTTACGGAAAAATCTCCATTTAATCCAGGAACTTCCTTGCGATATCCGAAAATATAGTTTCCTGTTTTATATCCATCAATAACCAGAAGACCGACAAAAAAGACAACTATAGATCCCCAAATATATTTCATCAAACTGAAACTATGGTTGCTTTTTGATTTTGGAACATTAGGAACTGAAATAGCTACTTGTTCACCAGTCTTATACTTTTCTAATTTAGGATGTCCACCATTCACGCGATAATGAATTTGAAAAATTTCAGTAGCTGATGATCCTGGATTAGGATCGGGGATACCTAGTGATTGTGCGGATACCACGAAATCCAGATCACCATTTTGAACCATACCTTTAACTTCAGTTGTTACATCTACAAATTGTGTATCTACTCCATACGATGCTTTCAAAATAGTTAAGCCATCTTCATTTACTGGCGTACTACGTGAACCACTAAGTAGACTCATTCCCTTTATGATGAGAACACGACATTTCCGATTCCACGATAAACTCTGAGGAAATTATATGATTCAACATGAGCAGTTACTATGAATGAATAAGGAACTGTTTGCTGTAAAGTACGATTAATCGTGTATACAACTTCTTCAGGACTGTATAACGAAGGATTTGTAACTACAGTTGGACGAGGATTAAACGCTGTAGATTTCAGAATACATACAGATGTTCCGTTTGCTGTTGGAAGTTGTGGAGGCTCCAAAGTAGATAAACGCAAAATAGTTGTATTAAACATTGAACCATTTGCATGTCCTGATGGTTGTTTAGAATCATGATCTAAAGCAAAAGAGTACATATATACTCCAGGTAATGGAGCACCTTCAATATGTTTATAATTTTGTAAAAGGCTATAGAATGCTGTAGTCTTAGTTTCTTCACGATTTTTTCCATCAAAAATCACAGTAGCTTCAACTAACGTATCCTTCAAAGCAGTGTTAGATCCTTGCTGTTGTCCAGATGAATAAATACCTGTTATAGGAGATGAATTTGCCAGATTAATTGTTGGTGGTCCTAACCAATTAGTGTAATTATCATAATCATTTTTTGCTAAAATATCAGACCTTTGTGCAGTCCACACGATACGAGTGCATAAATTTGTCATGGTCAATTCTACATCTGTAGATGGACCATGTACACCTCGTACTGTTACAGGACGTAAATCTTTAATCATATAAGATGTATCACTTTTAGAAAACTGTGCCATCTCAGCATCATTTAAAAATATATAGTTTGCTTGAACAGAAGGACGCAATGACCATGATGTTAAAGAAGAATTCAATGGAGTTGTATCTACATTAGGTGGACTCAAGAATTTGTTCATTGCGTATAAAGGATTTGCAGGATTTGGAGCAATACGTTGACGATATGTTGGACTTGTAGGATCTACATCTTTAACTGTAAACAAATCATAAATTGAATTAAATTCAACTACAATTTCAACATCGGAATATTGTAGAGCAATTAGTGGCAAAGCAGAACCAACATCTTCACAAAACCAAAAATGTAATGGAATCATTAATTCGCGACCTAAAATTGAAGGAGCTGCATGATTTCCAATTTGTGTAATTGAATGAGGATATTGATTAAATCGTCCATAAGCATTAGCAGGATCTTTTATTTCAGGAACATTACCTACCATTCTATCAACCTTTATACGCATAGTTCCATTATGACGTAAATAGGAATACAGCTTCATCCATTCACCTGTATGTGTCACAATAGCTACACCATTGATCAGCAAGGAAACAGAACGAATCATATTGTACCCCAAATTTCCAATCCATTGAAATTCGTATCC